ATTCCTCAACAGTGATGCGTGCCAGAAAAGGAGAAGCCGAAAAATATGGGCCTTTAATTATGGGCGTTGACCCTGCAAGATTTGGTGATGATCGCACATCAATTATCTTTAGGCAAGGCCGTGTGGCATTTGGGTTACAAAGTTATACTAAGAAAGACACAATGGGGGTAACTGGCATTGTTCATTCTTTGATTGAACAATATCGGCCTTTAAAGGTCTTTGTAGATGTGGGCGGCTTAGGAGCTGGGGTTGTAGATAGGCTAAATGAATTAGGCCATAAAGAGGCCGTAGTTGCGGTTAACGCGGGTTCAAAAAGCTTAGATGATCAGAAGTATTCAAATAAGCGAGCTGAAATGTGGGGCAAATGTGCAAATTGGTTAGAGGATATCCCAGTACAAATACCAGATACAGACAGCTTACATGCGGATTTATGTGGAATACGCTATAGTTTTGATTCCAACTCTAGGTTAGTTATGGAGAAAAAGGAGGACATGAAAAAGAGGGGAATAAGATCGTCAGACGAAGCAGACGCGCTTTGTTTAACTTTTGCTTATCCTGTAACAGCATTTAGGGAACAGCCCAACCCAAACGCACCAATACTTAAATCATTGGCACAAGATTTTAATACTAAACTGACAGCCATTAGGAGATCTAGGAGATAAGGTGTGAATTTTTAATGCACAATTGTGACTTAAAAATTCACAAAAAGATTTTACCACCAATGTTTTACACTATTTAGAATCATGGCTAACATAAAAGCAAGAGTAGAAACATTTAGGGCAATTAATACATTTAATCTAGTTTTTATACCTCCTATTTCGCCATTTAATCCAACTTCTAACCAGTGTATTTCATATTTTAATTCGCCCTTAGTAGCTAAGCCGTCTAATACTGAAGTTAAAGTCTGGGCCTGTATTCTTGCTTCTGCGTCTTTTACTCCGCCTTCTATTAAGGTTAAATAATAATTTAATGCTATATTATCCATCTATATATCCATAATGTTTCTTTTAAAACTTCCCGAAATACTTTAATATTACCCCTACAATAATCGGAGCATAAATAAATCCTAAGATTGAATATACCATAAAATACTTTAATTCAGATTTAAATTCTTTAATGTCACTTTTTAACTCAGTTCTCAATGCTTTAATCTCGGCTTTCAAGTCAGATTTAGTTGCCAAACCTTGTAACATACTTTCTAATGCAATAAGCTGGGCTTCGGCTTGTTCCTCTGGAACTCCGCTTGCTTTTAAATCTTTTAGATATTGTATAACCCTAGCGCTATCCATATATATCCCCATTTTATAGTTATTTCCTTAGATTTTACTATACTAAAAACTTAGATACAAGGAATGTATCTATCTAAGTAGTTCAACCACCATGAAAAGGATTTCAAATGGTCGCTAAAAAGCACACGGATAAGTTAAACGAAATTAAAAAAAATATTGAGCAAGCGCACGAATATTTTATAAAGAATGTTAATCGCTTTAATGACTTTATGAAGTTTGTATTTCAAACATCGTTGTCATCAGACGACATAACAAAATTAGATGTACTACAAAAGCCTGCAATAGAATTTAATATCTTAGAGGCGATGATTTCAAGGTTAAGAGGCGAGTTCGCGAAACAAGAACCGTCGATCGTGGCAAGGGCTGCCGACGGAGTGCGAATTGAAGAGCTGACCCCTGAGTTTTTACAAACATTAGAAATAATTGAGGCACATCTACGCGAGATTTTCTTTGATGCCTCGAATGATGCATTAGAGTATAACATTTATTCTGATTTATTGGCTGGCGGCTATTCTGTTGTTTATGTTTATACAGGATATATTAATGAACTGTCGTTTGAGCAAAACATTAAGGTGGAGCGAGTATTTGATCCAACTTTAACGGGCTTCGATCCTTTAGCAAGAGAATCGCATAAGGGTGATGGTAATTACTGCTTTCAATTAATCCCTAAATCAAAAGAAGACTTTGAAGACGAGTTCGGCAAAGGCTCAGCTGATAATATGAAGTTTGAACGCTCAAGCCATGTGGGCGATTTTAATTGGAGCTATTTAAATCAAGATCAAGAAATCATACTGGTTGCTGATTATTACTGCAAGAAGAAGAAGAAAGAAAAGATAGTTAAACTTTCTAACGGCCATGCTATTCTCAAAAAGCACTATGAAGAATTCCTTAAGTTATGGGGAAATCAAGGCTTTATTGAACAAGCGCCGATTATAATCGAGGAAAGAGATACAGTAATAGAAACTATTGATCGCTATATGGTTTGTGAAGATAAGGTATTGTCTCATGAAGAAACCTGCTATAAGTTTTTACCGTTAGTTTTTATTGATGGTAATAGTGTTGTAATTAGAGAAAACGAAGACGGTGCATCAATGCAGATGACGCGGCCTTTTGTTTATCATGCTAAAGGCGTACAAAAACTTAAAAACTTCTCTGGGCAAACTATTGGAGCTGAAATTGAAAATATGATGCAACATAAATTTATGGTGGCTGTAGAGTCCATCCCTGAAGACTACGCTGATGCTTATAAAAACGTACAGCAAGCATCAACGTTAGTTTATAACGCATTTTACAAAGATAATCCAGAACAACCTTTACCTCCTCCAAGAGAAGTTCAACGAACTCCTACTCCTGACATTGTTAATATGACTTTTATGGGAACCGATCAAGTTACCCAAACTATATTAGGTACGTACGATTCCATATTAGGAACTAACGATAAGCAAATATCAGGGGTCGCCATTCAGCAAGGCGCTATGCAATCTAATGCTGCCGCTATTCCTTATTTACAGGGATATATTAGAGGATTAAATAGAATTGCTCACATAGTTGTTGATTTAATACCTAAATTCTATGTAACGCCTAGAAGTTTACCGGTAAAGGCACCTGACGGTAAGCGCTCTTATCAAATTATTAATCACCCAAACAATCCCAATAGTGTAGACTTTAGCTACAACCCAAATAGTTTACAGATTAAGGTAGAAGCAGGTGTTAGTAGCGCAGTACAAAAACAAGTTGCATTAGATCAAATAATTAGAATGATGCAATCCAGTCAATTGTTTGCCGAATTTATTAATACCATGGGGCTAGAGACTATCCTAGATAACATGGATATTAGAGGCATTGAGGGTCTCAAAGCTCAAGCCGTTCAGTTTATGAAGCAATTAGAAGAACAAAAAGCACAACAGGCCCAGCAAGGTAACCCAGAAGAAACAGCAATGCGCGAGCAAACCGAGGCTATTAAAGAAATTGAGATGGCTAAGATTCAGCAACAACAACAAAAGCAAGAGGGGGAGCTAGCTATTCAGGCTGCTAAGGTTGCTAATGAAAAAACCCTAACTGACGTTAAGTTTATGCAGATTATGGCGCAAATTAATCAGAATCAAACCAAACTTGGAATTGAACAAGAAAAGGTTGACTCTGAAAATGCTAGAACTGCAATTGAGCAAGCAATGCAACATGTTCAAAATTTACGGAAAAATGTAGAAAGCTCTCATAAAACTAAGGAGTAATATTGGAACATAAGGATTATGTTTGTATCTTAGCAGATTGCAAGGATGCAATAAGAGATTTAATCGCTAAAGGCCAACAGGTAGATGCCATAGTAACCGATCCGCCTTATGAGCTTGGCTTCATGAATAAGGGTTGGGATAAAACAGGTATCGCGAATGATGTTGAGTTGTGGAAACTTTGTTTAGAGATACTAAAGCCAGGCGGACATTTATTAGCCTTTGGTGGAAGTCGTACCTATCATCGTATGGCTTCTGCAATAGAGGATGCTGGGTTTGAGATACGCGATCAAATCATGTGGATTTACGGCTCTGGGTTTCCTAAAAGCTTAAATGTTGGTAAGGCTATGGATAAGATGGCTGGGGCTGAAAGGGAGGTTGTGGGAATGATTAAATCCCAACAAAATATAAAAGGCCCTCAAAAATTCGGTTCTGATGAATGTAAATTTAGAGATAGAATTGATTGCTTAATTACAGCTCCCTCAACCGATGCTGCAAAGCAATGGGATGGCTGGGGTTCTGCGCTAAAACCAGCACACGAGCCTATCGTTATGGCAAGAAAACCATTGAGCGAGAAAAATATAGCTAGCAATATCTTAAAGCATGGTACTGGCGGAATTAATGTTGGTGGTTGTAAGGTTGGTAATGATATTCGCATTAACGAAAAGAAAAGCTATCTAGGGGCAACGGGCACATTTTGTGCCCAAGGATTAATTCCTAAAAGTACTGGCAGGGTAGAGGTGTCGGGCCGTTTTCCAGCAAACTTTATCCACGATGGTAGCGAAGAAGTTGAGGCTGAGTTTGCGAAGTACGGCGAGAGCAAAAGTAGCGATTCAGTTAGGAAAAACGTACAAGACGGTGAATTTAAGTCTGTTTCCAAAGGGAAAGAAACTCCGCACTATACTTATGGCCACAGCGATAAAGGAACAGCGTCTCGCTTTTTCTATTGTGCTAAAGCGTCATCCGCAGAAAGAAATATGGGATGTGAAGGTTTAAAAGAACATGAGCAGTATAACGAAAGTTTGCCGTGTCCGACACGGGATATTAGGAAAGAAAAGTTAATAAAAAATCACCACCCCACTGTAAAACCAATTAAATTAATGAAATACTTATGTAGGCTAATTACGCCACCTAATGGGATTATACTTGACCCGTTTATGGGCAGTGGCTCGACTGGAATTGCTGCGAAACAAGAAGGATTTAGATTTATAGGAATTGAGCGTGAGCAGCAGTATTTGGATATTGCAATAAGGAGAATAGATAATAACTAACCTTATGAAAGAAAAAACTACTACTATTGAAACTACAGGGCGAATTAATCAATTGCTCGAGTTACAAAAGAATCACTCTTTAACTACTTTTGAAAAAATAGAATTAAATAATTTGTTGTCTCAGATGGCAAAAAATACCAAACGAGACAGAGCTAGAAGCGGTAGGGCTTGGGCGCGTGGCAGCATCGATAGAATTAATTGTCCTGGCACTGTGCTTAATGGGGAAGTAATAGAGTAAACTGTAAACTTGACGAACAGAAAAAGGATAACGAATAAGTATGAATAAAAAAGCAAAATCAACGTTTGCAGGGGTCCCCTCTATAGAAAAAAGAATATTATTGCAGGAAAAAGCAACTAAGATCACAAGAATACCTGTAATCAACGATAAAGAATATAAAATTTTATTTTACAAAAGGATCGCAAAAAAACTTATTCGCTCATCTACTCGCGTGTTTAAATCTCGTTGGGGATTTGTATGAAGAAGGGATTTACAGGACAAATAGCCTTAGGCAAAAGCCTAACTAGAAGATGGGAAAAAAACAAAGAAAGGGATAGGATTAGAAGGCGCAAAGTAGTTGACGGCTATCCAATAAATGAGCCATTTAAAAGTATAAAAGATGTAGAGCATTATTTGTCAGGCGATAAAATTACTTGCTTGTTGTGCGGAAAACAATATAAAGCATTGGGCGCTCATTTGTCTGTGCATTGTTATACTACTTCAACCTATAGAGAAAAATATAAAATTCCTAATACGTTTGGTTTGGTTAGTACAGAAACGTTTAATAAATTCAGCGCACAAGCAAAAAAACAACACCAAGACGGCATTATGCCTAATGCTGGAGAAATGATAAAACATTACTATGTATATGGCGGATCGAGAAAACCAAGCACATATAAATCAGTTAAAGAATTAGATAACGATAAAGAAAAGGCTAAAAGAGTTGCTAAGTATAGAGAAATTAGACATAAAGAAAGGCTACAAAAAACCCATTGTTCGAACGGACATCCCCTAAAAGAAATAGGAAACCCTTATTGTAATACTTGCGAACGGGAGCGCGCACGTAAAAGAGAGGGATATTTATCTAGGGAAGAAGCATTAACTACATACGTGAATGTAGTTTGTACTTTTTGTGGAAAAGAAACCCAATCATTAAGAATATCTAGCACCAGAAAGGTTGTACAGTGTAAAGAATGTCGACTCAGAAGAAATAACGAGAACCATAAAAAAAGAAGAACTAAAGAAATGCGCAGATTAGAATATTTAAAATACAAACTTAAAAGGAACGAACAAAACGCATAACGGATTGCTAATCCGTTATTAGCCTAGCAAATACAAAAATTTAATGCGATCCTTTAAGGAACAGCTTTAATAGCAGGGAGACTTATGGTAATAAAGGAAAACTATAATAATGATAACTAAATCGGGTACTTTTCCACCGCTAAAGCCCCTTGCTTTGATTACGTTAGCAGAATACGAAGCACTTGAGTTGAAGCAAGATTTAGATTATAAAAATCTTTTAGTTGATGCTAAATTTGAAGCGGAAAGAGGAAAATTATTTTTAAAGGAGTAGAAAATGTCAAAACTAACTACTAAAGCCAGAAAGAGATTAAAACCAAAAGAATTTGCGCTACCTAAATCACGTAAATATCCAGTACCAGATAAGGCTCATGCTAAAAATGCTAAAGCTCGTGCATCTGAGATGGAACATAAAGGCAAGATTTCTAAAGCAACAGAAGAAAAGATAGATGCCAAGGCTAATAAGGTTCTCAAAGAAAAGGCTAAAAAATGAAAAATGAAAACGAAGACATCCCTGTAATAACTGAAAAGCCCGAAGAAGAAAAGGTAATCGAGATCGCAGAAGATACCGTTATTCTTTCAGATTGTGCACTTACTGAGGCTGAGCTTGAGGAATTTCACCGAGAATCTTCAGTTGAATATTGGCGCACTATAGAATTACCGCCCTCGCCTAAATATAAACCTGGCGCCCCATAAATTTTAACAAACAAGGAGAGTTACTATGCCTACAGATAATCAACCTAAAAGCATTACGACTGTATTGAATAAACTTAAAGCCGAACTACACGAAGCTATGGCTAATTTCCATGCTAAAATAGATGCCATTGGACATCATGTTGAGGCCGAAGCACCTAAGATTGAATCCGATGTTGTTAGCGCAGTTTCCAACATTCAGCCAGAAGTTAATGAAGCCGTTAATGCTCTAGAAGCGGCTGAGCCAGTAGTTAATACTGTAATAGGAGTTGCTGCACCTGAAGCATTACCTATTGTTGAGGGCGTTGAAAGCGCTGTATCTACAGTAGCTAGCGTGGTTGACGCTCCTAATTCGCCAGCTAAAAAAAAGCTTAGAATATAGTATTAAGCGCATATACACTAACATAAATTATTAGTGTATATGCTATTTTTTATCATTAATTATACAGTTACTGTATAATTATGCAGAGAGATGATTGGGCAACAGAAGATTTTATAACGTACGAGGTTTTAATTATTTTAGAAGCACGCATAGAAAAGTCCATAGAAATTGCAATCAATTTACTAAATGCTGGGGTTAGTCCTGAGATAATAAGTAAATGCGTAGGATTATCTCTAGAAGAAATAGAAGAATT